GTTGACTCCTATGACATCGATAATACGATGGACGGTAGGGGGTCCAAGGGCGCCTGCCATATATACAACAAGTTCAATATGAGCTTCCCATCGAATATGTTCGTGGCCGAATATGCTAACCGCCCACCGCTCGCGCGTATATTCTACGAGGATATACTTATGGCGGCGGTATTCTACGGTTATTCGCTCCTTATTGAGAATAACAAATACGGGATAGTAAGGTATTTCGAGTCAAGGGGTTACGATGGATATATTATGGATAGACCCGAACACCTGAAGGCTCCGGGCTCACACTCCAACGTAAAGACCAAGGGTATACCATCCAACTCACAGGACGTCATACAGTCCCACGCGCAAGCTATTGAGGCGTATATTCACGAACACGTGGGTATGGACTCAGAGAGCGGTGATTATGGGAGGATGTACCTCGACAGGACACTGGAGGATTGGATAGGATACCGCATCGACGATAGGACTAAGTTTGACTTAACCATCAGTTCAGGTCTCGCATTGCTTGCCGCGCAGAAGGTAAAACAGGAGCGGAAGACGTCCGATATGTCGAACAAAGTATTCCTCAGAAGATTCAAGGATGTAAGTCGTTAGGCGACAACATATTATTGGGTATATTTGCATATAAACTGGGGACAAACAATAGGTATGGAAAAAAATAATAAGCAGGGTAACTTCCCTGACCCGTTAGCATCTACCGAGGCAAAGTCGGCTAAGTCCTATGGGCTTAAGTACGCTAGGGCCATCGAGTCGCAGTGGGGTCATACGGATGACCACGGAAGTATTTTTAGGCGTCGCCTCGATGAGTTCGAGCGATACCGCGACTACGCTAACGGCACCCAGGACACTAAGATATACAAGCAGATTCTAAACTCGCTTGACCCCAACAATGGGGACGGAACACTACTGAACATTGACTGGTCACCGGTACCCATCATCCCTAAGTTCGTTAAGATTGTCGTCAATAAGATTCTATCTAAGAATCCATACCCCAACGTCGAAGCAATCGACCCACTTAGTATCACAGAGAAGGAGCGCAAGAAGGCGGAGGTAAAGTTTAACGTCGATAACAAGGATATGCTCCAGCAGGCTCAGATGGCTGGACTCGATATCGGGACTAACCTAGAGCAGATTCCCGACACCCCCGAGGAGGCTGAAATCTTCCTTGCCTCCAACGTCAAGACCAACGCTGAGATTGCCGCGCAGATTGCCGCCAACCTAACGCTGGAATGGAACGAATACAACCACACCATCCACCGCCGTGCCGTCACCGACCTAGTATCGGTGGGTATGGGAGTAACTAAGAATGATTACGACCCTAACTATGGTCTAGTCGCTAAATACGTGGACCCGGCATACTTCATCCACTCGTACACCGAGGACCCCCTGATGAATGACCTGACCTACGCGGGTCACGTTAAGCGACTGACTATCTCTGAGCTACGACGCCTCGCCGGCGATGAGTTCACCGAGGAGGAGTACACTCAGATGGCACGTAACGTACAGAACAAGTACGCCAACGACCCCAACAAGCTATCTCACTCATACTACGATAGAAACCTCCAGCGCACCATCTTCGGATACGACGAGTACATCGTGGAGGTTATGGACTTCGAGTTCCTATCGGTAGACGATGTGTTCTATGAGTCCAAGGAATCACGCTTCGGCAACGTAGGCTTCTACTATAAGGGTATGGCATATCAGCCACCCAAGGAGAGCGTATTTGACCGCAAGCCCACGCGTATGTCGTTCGTCACCCTATACGGGGGCAGCTTCATCGTGGGAACCGACAAGCTATACGGGTATGGGATGAAGCACAACCAGCCCCGTAACATCCACGATATCACCAGGACACGCCTGTCGTACAGCGCCGTGGCCGTGAATATGCGCCGGATGATTCCTAAGTCTATGGTTAGCGGCATCGTAGGATTCGCCGACCAGTTGCAGATTACTCACCTGAAGATTCAGCAGTCCGTAGCCAAGGCTAAGCCGGACGGTCTCATCATCGACATCGAGGGACTCGAGAACGTACAGCTAGGACAGGGCGGCGACCTTCAACCGCTTGAGATACAGGATATCTACGAACAGACGGGTATATTCTACTACCGCTCCAAGAACCCCGAGGGAGGCTTTCAGAACCCACCGATTCGCGAGATTGGCAACGCCATCCGTAACATCGAGGCATACGTAGGTATATATAACCACTATCTGCGTATGATTCGCGACGCCACCGGTATCAACGAGGTCGTCGACGCATCCACCCCCAAGGGTGACGCATTGGTTGGTGTACGGCAGCAGGCCATCGAGGCATCCAACAACGCAACGTATGACATCACCCACGCATCTATGATGCTGTACAAGAAGGTGGTGGAGTACATAGTGAAGTGTATGCAGATTATGCCGCCTCAGTCCGTGATATATCGCGTTTACGAGAACGCCATCGGTAAATCCAATATGGATGTACTGGCATCGTTCCGCGACCTACCGATGTATAACTTCGGAGTGCGTGTGGTACCTGAGATGTCGGATTCCGATAAGATGTACCTGGAGGCTAACATCCAGCAGTCGCTGGCGCAGGGAGAGATTGACCTAGAGGACGCTATGTCCATCCGTAGGCTCAAGGACGTCGACCAGGCCGAGCAGCTACTTGTGGTACGTCGTAAGAAGCGCATCAAGCAAAAGCAAGACATCGCCGCACAGAACAGCCAGATGCAGTCGCAGATGAACCAGCAATCGGTTCAGGCGTCCGCGCAGGCAGCGGTGCAGACCGAGGAAGTTAAGTCACAGCTTGAGATGCAGAGGTTAAACCTAGAGTCTCAGATTAAGATGCAGTTGCTCGAGCGGGAATACCAACTTAAGATAGAACTCGCCAAGGCTGAGGGTGAATCCCGTATGGCGGTAAACCAAGAGGAGCGTGATTTCCGTATGAACGTAGAAGGTCAGCGTGAGCAGGCCAAGGACTCCCGCGTTAAGAAGCAGGCAGTAGAGCAATCCAAGCTGATATCACAGCGTAAGGGAGAGCGCGGCGAGCTAACCGACGAGCAGCAGGAACTTATGTCTCAAATTATTGGCAATCAATAAGTTGGTATATTTGCACTATGGCAGCCCAGATTAATCTAGATACAGCACAAAGAGTCGATATAACCTGTCGCAAGGGAGACTCATTCCGCCTTGAGCTTACGTTCAAGAATGAGGCCGGCGTGGTGATAAACCTGACCGGATACACCTGGAAGCTTGACGTTAGGGAGACCGACACCTCAGCATCAGCCATCCTTGAGGATAGCCTATTCACCTACAACGGCACCAACTTAGGTGTACTAACCATCACCGCGCCCCCCGCAACTATGGCTGGTATCGAAGGGGGTTTATATGTATATGACCTACAGAGCACCAACGCCGGCGCCGTGAAGACGTGGCTCTATGGTATATTCAAAGTAAATGAGGACGTTACGATATGAGCGATATATCCATAAATAGCGGTGAACAAATCAATGTAAGCGTCAAACAACCGCCGCTACAGAATACTATTGTCATACCAAGGCCCACTACCTCTATGTCCGTCAAGGGCGTCACCGGGGGCGGCGGCGATGCTCACTTTGTCTATGAGCAAAATATGCCCGCGTCGGTATGGGTCATAACGCACAATCTAGGCAAGAAGCCAGTGGCCGTTGTTGTTGATTCCACAGAAAATGTTGTTATTGGAGACCTCCAATATAACTCCTTAAACACCCTAACCATAACCTTCGTCGACCCATTCAGCGGGAAGGCGTACCTAAACTAAAAATGATATGGCACTAAGTCATTTAGTCTCCCTCCAGCTCAACGGATTCCCAGCATTAGGTCTCCGTCCTGAGCATCTATCCACCTCGCAGATTACTGGATTAGCAGGAGGTGCGCTTTACACCGGTAGAATTGTATACGACTCTACGGTTAACAAAATAAAATACTACGACGGTACCGGATGGCACGACATCACCGGCGACATCCGCAGCGTAACCGCCGGGGTTGGTCTTACCGGGGGCGGTAGTGACGGCGAGGTAACCATTAGCGTTGCTTCAACCATTGCGGGTAACGGTCTTACTTGGGACGGCACCACCACTGGAATCCTAAACGTAGGTGTCAGCGATGGCCTTGAAATCACTGGGGACAATATAAGGTTCAAGAACGCCACCGGTCTCTCACAGGGAAGGCTGATGATGTGGAATGACGCTATCACTCAACTTGAGGATGCTAAGGTTCTACAGGAGGCCGTATCTCTTCAGGGAGGTGGAACGTCATACACTGTAACCATCGACGCAGAAAATACGGTAATCAGTGGTAACCTTACAGTAAACGGTACCACAACAAGCGTTAACTCAAACGAGGTAAACATCGGAGATAGCATCATCTTGCTGAACTCTGACATCGCAGCGGGCACTGCCCCGACTGAAAATGGTGGATTCTCCGTAAAGCGAGGTAGCTCAGCCGCCGTATCATTCCTATGGGAAGAGGCAAACGACCGATTCACTACAGTTGACCAGCCATTGCACGTCGGTAGCCTACCTTCACTAACACCGAGTGGAACAACGACCGACCACTTCATTATGCAGAGCAATGCAAATGGTCAAGCTGGAGTTCTTCGTTTGGCTACGTTTACTGCGGTTGCTAACTATCTCGGTCTTCCCATACACTTCTCACTTGACGACGCTCAGGGTAATGTATCAAAGGCCGCTAACGCATACACGGTTACTCACAACTTTGGGACTAAGGCTGTTATGGCTGAGGTTATTGCATACGCAACTCAAGAGACTGTTATTGTTGATATAACCAGACCCACAGTTAATACCATTGTAGTTACATTCGGTGGGGCGGTAACGGACAATACACACTACGTTGTATTACAAGCGTCAAAGCGCTCTGGTGATACGATAGCGGGCTCTATAGACGGTGATGCTCCTGACACAGCCGGCGCTTAATATATAGGTGAATAGCAGTAAAGGTGGGGGTCATTGGCCCCCTCTTTTATTTTGTACTTTTGCTTATACTGTATTAGGTTGGTAAACTATGAAGTTTTTATCTCAAATTAATGTCAACACGGAGTACACCCTCCCGATGGTTGATGGAACGAACGGACAGGTGTTGTCCACCGACGGAGCAGGTGTTGCATATTGGGGCACTATTAGTGTCGGTTCACTACCCCTCGATGGGCTTTCGGATGTAATCATCACCTCTCCGTCTAGCGACCAAATGCTACGCTACGGCCTCCGGCAGGGGGATACCGTACCCGTATGGCACAACTTCACCCCGAACTTCCTAACCCCGTCATCGTCTATTAATGCGCTTAATGATGTAGTCATCACCACAGCGGCGGCAGGGCAGATTCTTCAGTACAACGGAAGTAATTGGGTTAACGCCACACTATCTACGGTTGAGTATGTGTCGAAGGTTCAGCACACGGCTAAGGCGGGTGTCGCGATAGCTAAGGGCCAGGCGGTCTATGTTACCGGCGCTAACGGTACGAATATGATTATCGGTCTCGCGTCTAACACATCCGAGGGAACATCATCTAAGACGATGGGAATCGCTGCTTCCGCTGCTGCAGTCAATGACATAATCTTCGTTGTAACGGAAGGATTACTTGCCGGTATTAACACGTCCACGGCTACCGCAGGTGACCCCGTATGGCTCGGGACTAGTGGCAACCTAATCTTTGGCTTAGCCAATAAACCAACCTCTCCCGCACACTTGGTGTACATCGGTGTTGTTACGAGAGTTCAGCAGAACAACGGAGAGATTTTCGTTAAGGTACAGAACGGTATTGAGATAGATGAGATTCACGACGTTCAGATTTCATCACCAGCTACGGGACAGCTACTACGTAGGGATTCCGATGGATACTGGAAGAACTGGACACCGAACTTCCTTACTTCGCTACCTGCTCACAACCATAACGATATATATTATACCGAGTCTGAGATAGACAGTTTATTTGCTGGAGAAACGGAAATTGATGGATACAACCGAGGTGCTTGGGATATAGCGTACAACGATAAGATTAACAGCGCATCGTTTAGTACTACCACTGGCGTCCTTACTCTTAATCAGCAAGATACAGGCACCGTAACGGTAGACCTTGATGGTCGCTATCTTGAGTCATACACTGAGACCGACCCAACCGTTCCTTCTCACGTTAAGAGCATTACAGCTACGAACATCAGTAACTGGAATGATGCGGTTAATGACTCTATTAGGTCTGCATCATTTAACACGTCTAACGGTGTTTTAACGCTTACACAAGTTGACTTAGGTACTGTAACGGTAGACCTTGATGGTCGCTACATTACATCGGAGACTGATTCGCAGACACTTACTTGGACTAAGGCTACAAGTTCTATAGCCATCTCTAACGGAAACAGCGTTACCCTTGAGGGCCTAGCGACTGAGACCTTTGTGCAATCACAGGGTTATATTACCGGCATTTCATTTGCTAACGTATCAGCGAAGCCTACTACAATAGCCGGATATGGGATTACCGATGCCATTACCACCACTAACATTGGTAATCAATCAGTTTCCGTTGCTACTGTTAGCAGACGTGTCATCGACACACCATCCGCTAGGATTACCACCCCCGAGGGCGCCTATAGTGTAGGTAACAGCAGTGGAACCGGTGGAGCAATAAAGATATCTCTCCCCACTACGGTATACAATAACAATACTATGATGAGTATGACCGTTGAAGTATATCTATACTCGACCGGTCAATCATTCACCCTTAGAATAGGAGGATACAATTATTATGATGGTACCTGGTATAATGTTTTTGCATCAATCCTTAGTGATTCCGGTAAATCAACAAACGTCCCGGTATACTTTGGTAATAATGGAGTCGATAGGAATGTAATATGGATAGGTGATTCAAACTCGTCTTGGGAGTATCCCAATGTCTTCGTAACTGACTTCCAGTCCGGGCATTCTCAGAATGAATCTTGGGCGAAGGGTTGGTCAGTATCCTTTAGCCAGTCCGAACAAACCAATGTAACCGCATCAAGAATCGCATATAGGCAAGTTGATGCTGGTAATATCGGCTCTTACGCGCTAACATCGCTACCTGCTCACAACCACGATGACAGATACTACACTGAAACTGAGTCAGATTCTAGGTTCTATTTAGCCACAAATCCTAGTGGTTATATATCGGGTATTTCATTTGCTAATGTATCAGCGAAGCCTACTACAGTATCGGGTTACGGAATTACCGATGCCATTACTACAGCCAACATAGGTTCTCAGTCCGTATCGTATGCTGATTATACAAATAGAACTTCTCGTGGCATAATCGAGGACACTCGAGCCGCACAAAGAATTCCAAATAACTATGATGATTATCGTGTAAGTTGGGAGTTTACTGATAAGATTACTGGAATAGCAGACTGGCATACGGCAATGACTATGCAGGGATGGCACGATGGATACGCTGCTTGGCAAATCATTGGACCTTCTAGCACAACAGCTCACGAGAACTGGTACTTGCGCTCTGGGAACACTACAGTATGGAATAGCCTAAGAAGGATTTGGCATAATGGTGACTTTACATCTACTGACGTATCAAACTGGAACGAAGCTTATGGCTGGGGAGACCACGCCGAGGCTGGGTACTTAACTAGCTTCTCTTATACCGAGACCGATACTCTTTCCAGTGTAACTGGTAGGGGAGGCTCTACCGGAAGTCCTGTCGTTATGTACGGAAAGGTTACGTTGGGTAATAATAGCAGTGGTACATACAGCGGAAATACCACTGGCCTGACGCTAAACAGCACCGCTGAGGTTAGGAGCACTGGTATTCAGAACCCACCGGCACTTACCTGGCATTATGAAGGGTTAGCCACACGCCACCTGTTGATGACGAGCGGTGGAGTTTTTAACTTTGTATCTCCGTCAAATGAGGCAAGCGGTGTTGCTGTAGTGCAAGTTAACGGAAACACCGTATGGCACGCAGGTAACTTAACTAACTTAAATCAGTTAACAAACGGACCCGGCTATATAACTGGATATACTGAGACTGATACATTAGATACTGTCCTTTCTCGCGGCACATCAACAACTAGGACTGCTGAGTTTTGCCAAACATCAAATACTTTTATTAATACTGTAGCTGCAGGAAATAGAGGTTTGACGGTTTTCCAAAATACCGCAGGTGCTGATGCTTATATTACTTTTCATATCTCCAATGACTACGCAGGATACTTTGGATTAGGTGGGGCAGAGAACGACCTTGTTTGGGGCGGATGGTCCGTGGGTAATGCTCGCCACAGAATCTTTCACTCTGGGAACTTCACTGACAATAGTGCCAACTGGAACACGGCCTACAACGACAGGATTTCTTCTGCTACCGTAACGGGAACTACTACCAAGACACTTACCCTCACTCAGGGTGACGGAGGTACCGTTACCGCCTCGTGGACTGATTACGATACTGATAATGACGCCCAGCAATTAACTTGGAATAAACCATCTATCACTTTAAGCATTTCAAACGGTAATAGTATTGCACTCGAAGGTCTTGCCACAGAAGAGTTTGTCACAGGTCAGGGGTATATTACTGGTTCTTATTTACCACTTTCGGGGGGCACTGTAACTGGAACTGTTACCGCAAATAGATTTTCCGGAAGAAATACCTTAGTTTTAAATAACTATACTACGGTAAATCCAGCTTCAAACGTATTCTTATATAGCCAGCCCAACGATAGGGATGCTTGGATATTTTTAGATAGCGCAGACACTGGAAGCAACTGGGGGATTTACCACAGGCAGATAGACTCAGCAGTTGGTGATATACCAGGTAATAGCCTTGGGTTTGTTGGTGGTGGAGCTTCAGCACTTCAAGCGTACATAAACCTAGCGAATGGTGATGCATATTTTAGAGGAAATCTTGTTATTGGTGGCACATTCACTGAGCAGTCATCTATTCGATATAAGAAGGATGTAGTAGGTATTGAATCAACTTCAGACAGGGTAGAGCTTCTTAAGCCAGTACGATACAAGAAGATTGAAAACGATGCTGAGGAGATTGGTCTTATCGCTGAGGACGTAGTGGAGCTATTCCCAGAGGTAGTAAAATATGACAATGAGGGTAGGCCGGATGGTATCAACTACTCTCGCCTAAGCGTAATTTTGCTGAAGGCAGTACAAGAATTAACAGAACGAGTAAACAAGTTAGAAAACAAGTAATATGGCAAATCTTTTAGGTACACTCATAACTGGAAATTTAAGAACCACTCAAGGTTACGGAACTTCAGATAGCACTAGGATTCTATATCCGGGTGGAGGTTCTTTTGTTACTACAACTTCGGTTATTACTGGGGCAATAAGGATTAAGATGCCTGTTTTTGGTTCGGGTATGATGATGACCTGCACGGTAAAGGTTTATGAGTATTCTACAAATAAGTCTTTCACCATTACTTTTGGCGGTCATAGGGATTCTGCCAACTGGTATAACGAGTTTTGTTATATTGACGGAGGTACTACTCGCACAAACCTAACCGTTCGTTTCGGAATAGATGATGGCGTTAACTGCGTATGGATTGGGGAGACATCAAGTTCTTGGAGCTACCCCCAGGTATTTGTCACTGATGCTCAATTAGGCTATGTGGGATACAGCACAAGCTGGTTATCTGGATGGGCTGTTGATTTCGTTACTGCCTTTGGTTCAGTTGCTAGAACTCAAGTAGCTTACGCAAAAATTACAGGTGCGAACATCGGTAGCCAATCGGTAAGTTTTGCAACCACATCAGATACATTTTCAACCGGAAGAACTAACTACAAAGGAGTCACTGAAAACGCGGTTTCTGGTCAGTTAATGTGGAAGAACTATGGTAACAACCATACCATCTTCGATGCGTCTAACAGCACATCGCCAACAGGTTCTGCTGTAAATAATACGAATTCAGATGTAGCTTGGACCGGAACATATCCAACTCTTATGGGGTGGAACGGTAATAGCACTTATGGTGTTAGGGTTGATAGCGCTAGACTTGCTGATACCGCGGGAGCTTTGACTTCAATGAATATCTCTCAGTTTACCAACAACTCAGGATATCTAACTAGTGGTCTATCAACTAGTGGTGACTCTGAACAAGAAGTTGGAGCAAGATATCTTAGTCTAAACAGCGGAGCCGCTAGGATGAACATTGACCCAAGGTGGAATGAAAGCGGTTATGATGGCGATTTAGGAACGCTTCACATATGGGCTTGGCGGGCAAATGGCACGCCATATGGACGAGCTGGTATTGCCTTGTACAATGATGGTGCTTATCAGTACTTAACAACTAGAAGCGGGACAACTGGATTATTCGTAAACAATAATGAAATAATTCACGCTGGCAACATTGGCTCTCAGTCTGTAACCTATGCAACAAGTGCAGGCTCACTAACTTCAATGAATATATCTCAGTTCACAAATAACTCTGGATATATAACATCATCTGCTAGTATTAGTGGTAACGCAGCCTCGGCAACATTTGCGAGAAGAATTGCTGGGCCAGAAAGAATAGGTTTTAATGTCGGTGGAGACGCATCTACATTTTATCCTATTGCCATATCTACTGGTGCCTGGTCTACGGAATCACAATACTCTGAGTTTGTAATTGAGCGAGGGGGATACGAAGACCCAGGTTATACTGGAATTGCATTTAGTACGTTCAATGCTAGATTTACATATAAGCCAAGCGGATGGGGATATGGTGCAGTATATTTTAATCTTGAGCAGCTTACACAGACGGCGACAATGCTGGGTGACTATCTTGACCAATATCAAAGCTCTCAGGCTATAATTTGGTTAAGAGGAGCAACAAGGTATAATATATACTCAGTATACGGGGGCATAGGGCTTATATTTACAAATGAGGGTGGTACTAGCTACACTATGGCGTATGGTACATACGACCCAATCTCTACGCCAAGAGAAAAGGCTACGACAGCCAAATACTATGATTCAACAGTAAGATATGCTGGTACAATATATACTGGGAGCAATGCTGTTATTCACGCAGGTAACATCGGCTCTCAGTCGGTAACCTATGCTACCACTGCAGGTTCATTGACTTCAATGAACATATCCCAGTTTACAAATAACTCAGGATATCTTACTACTGAATCTGATACATTAGCTACTGTAACTGGAAGGGGTGCTAGCACTTCTACTGCAATTTCATTGAGTGGTAACCTAACAATGAGTGGGGCTGGTGCCTCAACATCTATTATTTTTGGAGATAGTTCAAAACGAATAAATGTTGAAAGTTATTGGATGATGTTCAAGGGCCACGAAAATGAAGGTTTTAGATGGCAGACAGCAGGTCAAGACTCTGTTACATACACAACACGTATGCAACTGACCTCGTCTGCATTGACAGTTAGTGGCACCATTGCTGCGTCTAACTTTAGTGGTTCTTCAAGTGGTACTAATACAGGCGACCAGACTAACATTAGCGGTAACGCTGCAACGGCTACAAATGCAACTGCGGCAAGTAATCTGTCACTTACGGGCTTAGGTACTGGAAGCGTTAATGTAAGTAATGGCAGTAGTGCTGTATATAGAAATGAAAATGGCTCCGGTGGAAACTTAAGCTATGCTCCTGTATTACACTTAGGGGCTTCCGATACTATGTGGCAGATACAAGGAGACTATTATGACAGTTCTACACTTAGGTGGAGAGCAGGATATTCAGGGACTTGGTATGCTTGGAGAGATATTATACACAGTGGTAACATTGCCTCTCAGTCAGTAGCCAGTGCTACTGATGCTAGTACATTAGGTGGCTATGGTCGTGGAAACACTACTAACAAGATTGCATACTTTGATAGCGTTAGAAACCTTTATGTAAACAACCCAGAGTCTTATACTGGAGAGGTTAGACTTGGAGCTGCTTGGGGACGAGGAGGTGTTTATGCTGCTAGTACTTTGAGTCTCTCAACTAGCGGAACAGAAACGCATTTTGTCTTTAATAACTCAGTCCCAATCATTGCTTATAGTACGGGACAGATAGACCTCGCGGGTTCATCCACTACTCCAATAAATATAACAGGAGCATCTCAAAAGTATCTTACAATTAACCCCGGTAATGGTTACGAAGCTATGGTTCGCTATATCGGAGGCACGGGTAGTGGTTGGTATGTTGGTAAGAGAACGGCATCTCAAGTAGTCGGCACTGAATCATTTCACTTCTACTCTGAAGCAGCCTCACAGACGGTTGGAGGAATAAATCCATCTGGTGATATGATTGTCACTGGTTCAATGCGTGCCCCAATCTTCTACGATTCACAGGATACTGCATATTATGTAGACCCTAATAACACATCAAGATTAGTTCAGTTAAATTTAGGTACTACAAATACCCAAATAAAATCAATCGATGGTGTAGGATATTTAAGGATATATGGAAGCGCCTCTAACTATTTAGGTGTTGGCCCATATGATAATAATGGATGGGTTTATTTCGAAAATAGTGGTAATGCAAGCGGTATTTACTTTAACAGCCCGGGTAGGTATGCGTTTGATTCTGTAGATGTAACTCCATATACTGACAACGAGAATTCACTTGGTAGTGGTTCATACAGATGGGCTAACATCTACACTGGTGGATGGCTCAGAAACTATGGTGCTCAGGGTATGTACAATGAGTCATACGGAACTCACTTTTATTCAAATGGAGCAACTTCTTGGGCTATAACTGGCAGCGGAGGTAATGTAGAACTTCAGTTTAGAAGTAATCACCAGTCAACTCTCCGTGGCTATGTATATGCTGATACATCAAATCAAATTGGTTTCTTATCCGAAGATGGTAACTGGGTACTAAAAACTTGGAACCGTGGCGTGGAAGCTTACGGCTCAATTCGTGCCCCAATTTTCTACGACTCCGCTAATACTGCATACTATGGTGATTTTGCGGGAATAAGTAGTATGTATGGTTTAGCCATTAGAGGAGACCAAAACTCAACATCTGGAGAAAACCAGATATTCTTTTGGGGTGGCGGAAATACTACTACTTCAGCAATAGGATTTAAAGCAGTTGCTGGAGTTTGGGCCGAGCACGGATATACGAGTGCTGGATACAATACCTATTTCAGTATGGATTCTGCCAACCGTGGGTGGGTATTCCGTAGAGCAACTGTTGGTGGTGATGACTGGACAGGAGTCAATGTTGCATCAATATCTAACACTGGCAACGCACAATTTGATGGGTATGTAAATACTCCTGCTGGATACGTAAGTAATGGAAACCCTTGGGGTACAGCAAACTCAGCATTCTTTCCCAATGGCATCACAACCGCTGGTTCGTCTAACTGGATTTACGGAACAACTACGTATATCGGTAACGCACCATCTAACGGTGCTGGGCACGAGTTTAGTTCAAGCGGAACTCAATACAGCACAGGGAGTATAACCACTCCGCTGTTCCTGGTGAACGGACACTCAGATAACACTAAGGGATATCGTATTCACAACACAAGCGGAACCTCCGTAAGTGCTATGTTTACCAACTCATCCAACCAGCTAGTAATAGCCGCAGGTGCAGTTGACCAGATAAACCTCAACAAGAAGGTATATGTTAACGGTGTGGCACTCGGTGTAAACTTCGCACCATCGGCAACGGCAGGACGTATTGACGCATCCAACGACATTGTAGCATTCAACTCATCAGACGAGCGCCTAAAGGAAAACATCACACCCATAGCGAACGCACTTGACAAAGTGAAGTCACTAACAGGTGTAGAGTTCGACTGGAAGCCCGAACATAAGGAAGCACACGGACACGAAGGACGTGATACGGGTATCATAGCACAGCAGGTGTTAGCCGTTATGCCCACCGCCGTTAGGACTAACGATACAGGCTACCTAGCCGTGCGTTACGAAAAGCTCATCGGCCTTTTGATTGAGGCCAACAAGGAGCTTGCAGCTCGTGTAGAGGAACTTGAAAAGAAACTAGGGTAATGTCTATTTCTTTATACATAAAAGAAACACCTAGTGGTCTTATGTATTTAGGTAAAACAATTACTGACCCATATACCTACACTGGAAGCGGGACCGTTTGGATGAGACATTTGAGAAAGCACAAGTATAATAAGAACGACATCTTAACTATGGTCATATATGTTGATGACAATAAAGAGAGATTCTCTTTCTATGCAAAAAAAGTGTCAGAAAAGCTTCGTGTGATTGAATCAGATAAATTTGCAAACCTAACGAATGAGGAAGGTCAGGGTGGAAACACGTACCACTGTATTAGCGAGGATAGTAAAAAAAGATTTCACGCTGCAGCATTTCAACCAAAGAGTGAATCACATCGTAAAGCCATAGGTATATCGTCAACTGGTCGCCCTGGACACAGCCCAAAGGCTGTTTGTCAGTATGATATGGATTGGAAACTCATAGCAACACATAAATCTCTAGCGGCAGCCTGTAGGTCTCTTGGCAAAAAGGGAAATTCTGGTTCTGAAATAAAAAATTTTATTGATGGCGGAAGATGGAGAAAGAATAGGTCTGGTAAAATGACGTATATAAAGTATAATCACGCATTCGGATATAAATGGTCGTATTATGTTACAAAGTAGTGGTGCAATAAGCATAGATAACATCAGGACAGAATTAGGTCAAGCACAGGCAAACAGTTCCCTGCGTACCCTATCCTCGTTGGCTGGTAAATCTACCCCGGATGCTATGAGTGAGTTCTATGGATACTCTAATGTAACAGCAACAGCATATACATTCTATGTTGGTGACGGAGGTGTTGGATACTCTGACTGGACTCAAGCCTGTGGTGAGGCATACGACCCAGTTACTCTGTACTCATCCAGCACTTCGCTGGCAGTAGGCGTAATCTTATATAAGGGTAGTGACTTGCAAAACATCCAGAATGGTGAGGGCCTATGGTGGAAGTCTGGGAATAGTGTCTATGAGATTAGAACTGATGGGAGCATACAGTCTGTTCGTGGTTGCTAATCTTTTTGTATATTTGTCCAACTAATTAGTAATCAAAATGGCTGTAATCGCAACTGTAGATAAATTCGGGATGACTTTCTCCGAAGCATATCATAAAATCACTCGTCTAACATACGAGTCAACCGACCAGAAAACATACATCTACGCGGCACCTGTGGCCGCTACCGTAGATGCCGACGGTGCACCCGTGCCCACTATGCCTACGCCTCCCACGGAGACTTGGGTAAAGAAGAACTTCTGCCACATCGAGGTGGCTACCTACGCGACTGAAGAGACTCGTGAGAATCACTCTGAGCCTATCTATCGCACGCACCTTAACTTCGAAGCTATCGTTAGCGCCGAAGCCGCCGACATCATCGTTCAGGCATACGAGTACCTAAAGGCTCAGCCAGGATACGAAGATTCGGTAGACTGTTAATCCTTTCTTTTCTTAATTTTAATTCTATTTTATTATGGCTCAGATTTCTGAAGACCAACTAACTAAGGCACGTGAAGTACGCGCCAAACAACAGCAAATCCAAATGGAGCTTGGGGCTCTGTACGTAAGCGAGAAAGACCTCGCCGCACGTCAGGAAGCCTTAGTCACTGAACTGCGTGCAAGCGGTGAGGAGATTCAAGTTATTATGAAGGAGCTCGCTGAGGAGCACGGCCACGGAAGCCTAAATCTTGAGACCGGTGAGTTCACCGTACAGGAGCAGGAAGCCCCCGTAATCGCCTCATAGAGAGTAAAATAACACCTTTAAGTGTAGTATGGCCCCCTCGTGGGGCCTTCTTTTTTGTCATACTTTTGTATTTATGAAAGAGTGGGTTAAAAAGCTATTAGGTAACGGTGATGAGGTATCATCTAAGAGGGTTGTAGGACTCCTGGGCGCGTTAGTGCTGTTCGGTACTCTGATAGCTAATAGCTTCTCCCCGAAAGATATAGCCCCAAGTAAAGAGCTTGTGGAGGCCGTTGAATACTTAACTATAGCTATGTTCTTCGGTACAGCAATAGAGAAG